AGTGCCAAGTATCTAAAAATAATAAATCACACTCTTCAATTTCATTTTCAAGGGTATTTTGTTGTCTAAATTCAAAATTAATATTCCATTGTTTAGCTCCATTTTCCATGTCTTCTAAAAGATTTTCTCCCCAAATATTAGGATGATCTATATCAATACAAACCATTTTTTTATTAAGAGGATGATTTCCCCAATCTGTTCTAACATGGTCAGAAAGACCCATCATAAATCCCCATACTGAGCTACCCCAACGAGTACCCATTTCAATGATGCTGTCACAATCTTTAGCATAACGTCTAAAAACATGTAAATGTTCACTAATATCTCCACTTACATTTTTTAAGTAGTAATATTTTTGGTCAACTATTCTTCTATTTTGTGGTTCCATAATTTATTTTTTTCCTTTTAACATTTGTATTGTTTTTTCTAAATAAAGAGCTAAATCCATAGCTTCTTCTTTAGCATGTTGTAAATAATCTAGTACAGATAAATCTGTTCTATCTAGAGTATTATTGTATTTAATTTTACCAAATTCAGCTCGTGAAATATGCTCATCAATAATTGAATCTACAATTGAGTCTGTTTTAATAACTGTTCTTGTTTGAGGATGTTCTCCCCTAAGACCTAAATCGCTGTTTTTTGTCATTGTATTTCTTTTAATAACTTTTTAATTTCTTTTTCATTAACACCTGCTTTTTCAAGAATATGTTCTACACCTTCTTTTTTAAGTATATAAACATAATCTTCTGCCTCCCCAAGTGATATTGTATAATGGTTAGCAATGTATTGTAATATAGATTCGTTTGTTTTTTTACGTGAACTTTTCACGTACTTAAGGAAAACATTCTTTTTAGGTAACATATGGCAGTAGTATTTGTAGGTTTTTTCTTTTTCAGGATATGGTATCCTTTGGCCATAATTAGCAACCTCTGTATACCCTTCATACATACTAACAAAGCGATGAACCATGTAAGAATTAAACGATTCTTGCTGGCCTTCAGTGAATGATGACCAAGGTGTTTTATTAGTTGTGATTTCTTTTAGCCAATCAAATATTGTCATCTTCGAATTCTGCTCTCAATTCTTTAGGAAGCAATTCTACTAATACTTTACCAGTGGCTACATCATAAAAACATGGAATTGGAATAACTCCATCTTCTTGAGTGCCAGTTACAAAACGAGATACTTTACGCAAAATAACTCCTTCTGAGAATACTTGGTTGCCTTCAGGTGAGGCAATTGGTCTAGTGTTTTTGATGTCAATATTGACATTCATTGGTTTTTGATTATTCATTTTCTATTTCTTTTTTATGTTTACGCCATTCTAAATAAAATCCAGTTGCTACTAAAGCATTCATTCCAAATGAAGCTATAATTTCTTTAATGTCATCATATACATTCATAGTTAGATGGACATGACCTACCATCCAAAAAGGAATAGATAGATTACTAGCAATCCAAATCACTAGAAAGTATATGAATTTTTTCATATAACTCGTTTACTTGAAATTAATGATAAAATTCTAGATATCAAAGCCATAATGTTAATTTCTTTATCAATTCTAAAATTAGCATGGTATTGATATTCTTCAATATAAATTATCACTTCACCTACACTTAATGGAGCATATTTTTCTACATTGTCATATAAGTATCTAAATAAATCTTCATAATCACTAACACCAGAATCAGCTACAATTTGTCTGATATTGTTAAATGATTTAGTATTTGGTTTAATTAGTTCTGCTAATACTTTTGTTTTGTAGTTACTAGATACTAATATATTTTTATCAATTAGAATTTCATCACCTGCTACACCCATTTGTAGTGTATTAAGCATTTTACGAATGTCAGGATAATATTGATTAACTACTAATTTTAAATCATCAGCTCCCATACCAACATTTTCATTTTTGAGAATGTCTATAATATGATAAGCAATATCTTGTTTAGATGGAGGTACAATTTTTAGTACCTGGCAACGTGATTGGAGAGGATCAATGATTCGTTCAATATAATTACAAGTTAAAATAAAACGAGTAGTACGGGCAAATGTTTCAATTATGTTTCTTAATGATGCTTGAGCTTGTATAGTAAGAAAATCAGCTTCATCTAAAATAACTACTTTAAGAGGTTTAAATGAGGCAACAGATGAAAAACCTTGTACTTTGTCTCTGATGGTATCAATACCACGTTCATCAGAAGCATTAATGTAAAGAAAACTACAATCAAGATTATTAACAATTAGTTTAGCTAAAGTTGTTTTACCAGTACCTGCTGGACCATAGAAAATAAAATTTTGAATATCATTTTGTCCTAGATATTTTGAAATAGTATTTTTAATCTGTTCATTACCTACATAAGAATCTAGGTTTGGGGAACGATATTTTTCAACCCATAAAGTATGTTCTTTAGAACTCATAGTCTCCGTATATTGAATATTTTTTAGGTTCTGGTTCTTGCATTTCTATATATTCAGTAGTAATCATATATAAACTTCCATTCATAGGTTCAAGTCTAAATGCTTGAGGTTTCACAACTGCCACTTCATAATAAGCATTTAAAGCATCTGTTAATGAAGGTTGAATTTCTTTAACATTTATCACTTGCCATCTATCTCCAGGAGGCACTCTGTCCGCAATTTTAAAGTTTTTTTCTACGTTTTGTTTCATAACTTAATTGATTTTTTCATGTAAGGCAGTAGACTGTGATAGGAATAATTCACCATTGTTGTTTCATTAATTTTAGTTAAACCAAAATATAAATTAAAATTTTCATTAGCACCACTAGGTAAAAAGTATACTTTTACAATTTTATACTCTATGATGTCAACAAGAATTGTTTTTCCTATTAAGTCTACTGCGTCTCGCATAGTTTAAATTTACATCATTCCCATCATATTGCCAAACCCGCCATCGTCTTTCTTTTCCTCTGGTTTGTCAACTACAACAGCTTCTGTTAATAGAATAGTACCTGCTACTGAAGCTGCATTTTCAAGTGCTGTACGAGTTACTTTAGCAGGATCAATGATACCTTCTTCACTCATGTTTACAAATTCATCAGTTCTCAAATTGTAACCAATCCAATAATCAGCTGTTCTAACTTCATTCATGGCATGGTAAATATACTCTTGGTCAATACCAGCATTTGAAAGAATTTTCTTAAATGGAGCAGCACATGCTTTATAAACAATATCAGCACCAACAGAAATTCTATCAATGTGTTCACGAGCATGTAATAAAGCAGCGCCACCACCAGGTACAATACCTTCTTCAAGAGCAGCTTTAGTTGCTTGAAGTGCATCATCAACACGGTCTTTTTTCTCACGCATTTCTGATTCAGTGAATCCACCAACATGAACAACTGCTACACCACCAATAAACTTAGCTAAACGTTCTTGAAGTTTTTCTTTCTCATATGGTGAAGTTGATTTATCAATTTGAGTTTGAAGTTCTTCAATACGAGCTGTAATTTTTTCTTCATTACCTTTACCATCTACAATAGTGGTTTCATCTTTACCTACTGTAACAACACGTGCTTGACCAAACCAATCCCAACTGAATTTATCCAGTTTCATACCTTTTTCAGTACTGAATACTTGACCACCAGTCAAGATAGCAATATCTTCAAGAATCAATTTACGACGGTCTCCAAAATCAGGAGCTTTAACAGCTACAACTTTCAAAATACCTCTTGCTTTGTTAACAATCAAAGTAGCTAAAGCTTCACCATCAATATCTTCAGCAATCAAAACCAAAGGTTTATTTTGATTTGACACCGCTTCCAAGATAGGTAATAGTTCTTTAACTGTAGTAAAACGTTTATCAGCAATCAAAATCAAAGCATCATGCAAGGTGGTTGTCATTGAATTGTTATCAGTTACAAAATAAGGTGATTTGTAACCTCTATCAAACTGCATACCTTCTACTGTTTCAAGGTATGTTTCACCATTTTTAGATTCTTCAATGAATACAACACCTTCACGACCTACTTTTTCCATCGCTGTAGCAATCAATTCACCTACTTCAGGATCATTGTTTGCTGAAATGGTAGCAATTTGTTTAAGTTGATCTGCATTTGAAATATCTTGCTTAATTTCAGTACGAACAGCTTCAAGTACTTGTTTTACTGCAGTATCAATTTCACGCTTCAATTGAACTGCGTTTCTATCATTACTCAATTCTTTAAGACCTTGATTTACAATTTCTTGAGCCAATAATGTAGATGTTGTAGTACCATCACCTGCATTATCTGCTGTTTTAATAGCTGCTTGTTTTACTAGTTGCACACCTAGTTCTTCAATTGGATCTTCTAGAGTAACAGATTTAGCTACTGTCACACCGTCTTTTGTACTTTGAGGAATACCTCCATTCGCAATAACTACATTACGTCCATTAGGACCTAAAGTTGATGTTACAGCGTTAGCTAATTTATCAATACCAGCAGATAATTTCTTACGTGCGTCTGGTCCAAATTCAATAATTTTACTCATATGTTTCTTCGTTTGTTTCTTCTACTAATTTACCCAATACTTGGTTTTCAGGACCAATCCAATATTCATCACCTTCATGTTCTAGTTTACTAAAACCCATAGTAGGAAGAATAATAATGTCTCCAATGTTAAGTACAGTTTCAATGTAGTGACCTGTTACTGAATAATAACCATCACCTACTGCTACTACTTTACCAAGTTTATTTTTTTCATTTCCCAAATCGGGAACAATAATACCACCATATGAGGTTTCTTCTGCCTCCATAGGTTTTACAATAACTGCGTTGTATAATGCTTCTAGTTTCATATTTTAATAATTAGTGTTTTCAATTAATTGACTAACAATGTTTTGATAATTATCAACATACTCTTTTAATGAATTGTATGATTGATTGTTTGATTTTGCTTTAGCAATACTTTTAATAGCACCGCCTACTGAGCTGTGATGACTAATAATTTTATTAAATTCTTTAGTTGATTCAGTGTAACGTCTGTCTGGCGTTACTTTTAAATTTACTGTAACACAATAGTTATCCATTGTGATAAAATAAGGCTCCATCGCTGGATCAATAATAGTGTTTGTGTAATCTTTTTCAGTACTCATAATATTAATATAACATTTTTTTCTTAGTTTTCCAAACTATCTTCTATAACTTGAGCTTCTTCTACTATCCTAACAAACCAAAACCACCCGTCTTTTCTAAATACATTAGTTGAATGAGTTAATATTCTAAATTTTTCAGTATCAATACCTGTATGTTCAGGAATAGTTCTTATCACTTGATATAGATCATCTTTAACAGTTATAAATTTAGAACTCATTATATTTCTTTTTGGATGATATAATATTCGCTTTTTAAGTTCCCACTGTCAAATTCTAATTTCATAACCCCTTCAAGATTAATACTCATTTTACCACCTGCTACATCCTTATTACAGTACATAATTTCCTTAACCACATCTGAAAAATAATGAGCTTGGAAGTTATTAGGTAAGCTATTAGTTTGAATATCAGATAAATAAAAAGATACTTTATTTAAATGCTCAATATTACCTCCAAACTGCATTTCTAATTGTAAATCACCATCATCGTTAGTGAATGGTTTAAATACAACAGTATCACTTTCAGCTAAAGCAGATTTAGCTTTAACAATAGCGTTAATACTTTCATTATCTAAATCAGCAGTAATATTATAAATCCCATCACTAGCATAAGTC